ATTCATAATGCTGATGTCCCAGGTTCAAGTCCCGGTGTAGCCACCATATTTTTCAAGGGGTTAGCGCAAGCTAACCCCTTTTCTTTTGCCTGTGGTGACTACAAAGTGACTACAGCTTGTCCACCTCGACACCTTTACCCTTGAGTTCATGGCGCAACGCCAGTAGCTGAAGCCTAGAAAGCTCAAGCTGATTCTCGGCGATCTGATCAGCGACTTTCTGTTGCTTGCGTATCCAGAACGCAAAGCCAATGAAGCCTCCCACAGTACCAATCAGTACCAGAGCGACAGAAAACTTAACGAGCGCCTTTCGGTTTTCTACTGCGATTTCAATCCTTCTTTCCAACATCTCCTTTCTAGCGACCTGTCCAGCATTTGGCTTTTCTAAGCTTTGTAGTGAGGCAAGCTCGCTCCAGTTCTCGTAAACCACCGCATTTGAACTCTCGCTGGCATAGAAGGTTAGATAAAAAGCCCCTATAAGAATGGTCATAGAGAAGAGCGCGACAAACTTGTACAGGCTATCCGTGGGAAGCGGGATTTTGTTTTCCATGCAAAACCTCGAACGTTTTATGTCCGTGAAGTATGCCCGGATTCGATCAAGAAAGCGGTTGATCATGGTCTGAAAGATACCCGCACTGTGTAAGGGGAGAGAGTCGAAGTGCCGACTCCAAATGCTCCGGCGACAGATGCGCATACCGCATAGTCATCGTGATAGAGGAGTGACCGAGGATCCGCTGTAGGGCCAGGATGTCCCCTCCTCCCATCATGTAGTGGCTGGCAAAGGTATGGCGGAGAATGTGGGTCATCTGGCCCGGCGTCTGGAACCCGCAACGCTGATAGGCGCAGCGGAACGCGGCGCGGCAAGACATGAACAGGCGGCCAGATCCAGGCATGCCCACCTTGAATATCAACCTCTCCAACTCGTCCGGGATCGGCACTGATCGGCTCTGCCGATTCTTGGTCCGGTGATAGTGCACCTTGCCGCCATGCACAGCACCCCGCGTCAGGCTTTCCGCCTCTTCCCAGCGGGCTCCCGTGGCGAGACACAACAGCGCGACCGGATAGGTATGGTTGTTCGTGCTGGCCTTGCACTCTTCCAGCAGTCGAGCGACCTGATCCAGGGACAGAAACGTCAGTTCGACCTGATCCGTCTTGATTTGCCGGACCTTGCCCAGCGGGTTTTCCTTGTGCCAGGAACCCAGGCGGATCAGTTCAGAGAAGACCGCCGACAGGTAGCGTTGCTCATGATTGACCGTCTCAGGCTTCACCTCGGTCAAGCGACGTTGCCGGTAGCGTGCCCACGCCAACGAATCGAACTCGAACGCCAGGGGGTTCCCTAGCCGCTTCGCCAGCGCCTCGCAGCGCGCCAAGCGTTGCTTGCCATCCTTCAAGGTGCAGCCGTGGAGGTCATACCAAACCTTCACCAGATCGGAGAGACGGTCATCCAGCGGTCGGCCCGTCTCGCCCTTCACGGCGAAAAAATCCTGCTCATAGCGAATCGCGGCAGACTTGGTGGCGAAGCCTTTCTTGCGAATCCTGCGCCCGGAACGACCATTCTCATAGAAGTCAGCCGTCCACGTCTTGCCGTCCTTGCGTACCGTCATATCGCATATCCCTTGCGCAGATAGCGATCACACATGAGCTTGTGGATATGCCTTTCCAGATCGCGACGAGTCCAACCCTTGGCGAGATAGTGGTCTTCGATAACGTGCCAGAACTCCAGTTTACGGGCGGACTCAATAGCCTTTTTTGCCGGGACACGCTCCCGCGCGATCAGGCTCACGAACTGGCCGAGAAACATCTCGCAGTTACGTCCACTGAAACCCTTGGCAGTCTTGTAATAGCGCCGATACTCGGTGCGCTCGATCAGCGGATCGCACTCGACCTGGACGCGGGCGTCCTGGCTGATCAGGCTCCAGAAGGCGTCATACATGCCCTCCCGGGAGAGCACACGGAATGCCTCGCAGGCATAGTTCCACAGCCCCTGTAGATGCGGGCAAAGGCCCTCGTAGGTGCGGCAGCCGATGACCTCTCCCGAGGCCATACGCGAGCCTTCGGAGAACTGCTGGACGATGGAGTGGTGATAGCGAAACTCGATCCGCCACACCGTTTCCAGGGGGTTATAGGCCGGGTCGCCATCGCCGAACGGATCCCCATTCAGGGTCGCCCACACGCTTTCCCAATAGTCGAGCTTGTCGGTGGCCCGAGCCTGGAGGGTCTTGTTATAGATCGACAGTTGCAGGCCGTTGGCCGAGCCGAACATGTACGTCTCGCCACGCCCGTAGACCGAGGCGTTGCCGTCGAACTCGATCCGCTCGATCCCACTGATTTGCCGTACCCGACGCGAGCGGCAGTGCATGCGATCAACGAGATCAGCCGGAGGCGTCCAGCCCTGCACATCCAGCGCGATATGCACGGCTGCTTGGTTGGTCTCGCAGTGACTCAGCACCGCTGCGGCCAGGTCATCCAGCACGCCCTGGAGGATACGCGGGTCGGCGCCGTCAATGGCGTGGGGCGACACCTCGATCTTGAGGTGCGAGCCAATGGTGTCGACCTTGATGTTGTGATTCTTGATCAGCAGGATCAGGCCCATTTCGGCGTTCTGCAGGCGGTACTGATAGCCAGAGTCGCGACCGATACGGCCCTTGGACCATTCGTAACCGGCGAACTCGACCACATCCACCGACAGGTCAAACAGCGCCATGACTTCCGGCCGGAGCTTGCCGTTGTACAACTGCCGCACGGTGTCCACGCCACACCGCAGGATGCGCACGCCTGACAGGTCGGTGAACTGTCCATTGAGCGGGTCCATGAAAAGCATCCCCTTCGGGGACTTGTGGAAATCCCCGTTCTCTTCGAGGACCAGTCGCGTTGGATGGATCGGAGTCTTCATGTTCTTTACCCGTTAATGAGGTTCTATGGGGTTGCTGATCGGGGGTTATCTGACGTGTTACAGGGGCGTCGGCCGCGCCTTCGGCCTATCGCTCATGCCTTGCGCTCCCGGCCGGCGGCGCGGCCCGCCCCTCATGGCGGCACCCCTACCGCCGCTAGCGCCGTCATCACCGTCCACCAGTGATGCAGCGCCCAGCCCATCGCCACCGGGACGAGAAATTCCCAATCGATCATTTCTGCCTCCAGGGCCGCGAGGCGTATTCGGAATCGGGGACGATGGTCAGCGGCGACTGGCCCCTGGCCGGTGCGTCTGCGGACGCGGCAACAGGCGCTGCCGGAGCGATGCTGGCCACCGCGCCGGCCTGCCTCCCGGCACAGGTGACGGTCTGTTTCCAGTCCTCATAGCGAAGCTCTACGACGCACTCGCCCTTGGGCGTCACCCGGTAGCCGGAGCCGATCAGTTGCCAACTGGTGAGTTCCAGGCGTCGGCCCGTGGGATCTTCCAGAGCGAACAGGTAAATGTCGCCCCGCGACTTGCGGTAGGCGTGGGCGAGGATGGAGATCCGCCGATCGGCGAAGGGATGGGCGTTCAGATCAACAGGCGCAGCAGCAGGCCCATCAGGTACAAGCCCAGGAGGAAGAAAGCTATTCGCAGCAGGACGCGTTGGAGCAGCCACAGCAGCGGGCGCAGCAGGGGCTTGAGCAGGGTCGCCAGGAGCGTCGGCAGGTGTCGCAGCAGCCGGACCGCCAATCGTGCGCAGAGGCCCCATATACCAGACAAAGCCAATAGTGCCGGCCAGCAATGCCAGTAGAAGAACCAGCTTAGGCGACCGGAAGAGGCTCTTGCCCGCCTTGGTGTCCTGGGTCTTACCGGTGGCCGTGGACTGGTAGAGGGCGAAGGTCTGCTTTCGGATCCGCTTGTACTCGATGATGGTGCCATCGGCGGGCGGGCGGTTGAGTTGGGCGTCATGCTGGGCCTCCTTGTAGCGGCCAGGGATGCCGATCACCGCGAGGTTGGAATGCTTGTAGGCCATCTCGCAGGTCATGCGGATGTCGTCGCGGATGTAGGAAATGTTCGGCGTGGTGAGGACAATGTCCCAGTTGAAATGCCGGTGCCGGGTCCAGGCGTCGAGCCAGCCCATGGGGCGGTCGGCCGCGTGGGCCGCTTCCGGTCCACCGGGGTAGTCGAAGCGCTCGAGGTCTTTTTCCCGCCAGGACTTGGGAAACAGCAGTTGGGTTTCGTCGAAGATCAGGAAGGCCCCGCGGGGCGCCCACTGAAACCACGTGCGCATCTTTTCGAGGTCTTCCAGCGACTCCAGATCGAGGTTGATGATCTCCGCCGTGTTGGGCAGGTCCGGAAAGACCTGATAGGCCCGCTCCAGGGTGAAGCCGCGCACGTTGGTGATGATCACCCGCCCGTCTTTCAGCGCGGGCACGGCGTCATCCTGGATAGCGCCGGAGGTCTTGTAGGAGCCATTGGGGCCGTGGTGGATCTTGATCGACACGGATCACCTCCCAATGAACGGCACGAAGCGCATGCAGAAGCGCGTCGCCGCCGCGACCATGATGATGTTCAGCGCCTGCGGCACGCCGAAGAAGGCCAGACCCGCCGCAATCGGCCCCGGTAGCGCGGCGTACATGCTGCGGATCATCTGCGGCACGCCGAGGCTGTCGATCAGTTCGCGGGCGGCGGTGTAGCTGACATCGATCAGCAGGATCAGGGTCTGGAGCGCGGCGTACATCGACGCCTTGGTGGCGACCACCAGGCCGTCGCGCACGAAGTCATAGATGCCCTGGGCGAAGAAGTCCCAGATCCACTGGAAGAAGGCGATGATCTGATCGAGAAAACCGGAGAGCCATTCCATAGGGTCAGTCCTTCAGCAGAATGAGGGCGGCGATCAGCGCGGCCATCAGCAGCAGCGCCACGCGCAGGCTGGAGAGTTGGCCGGCGTAGTCGGAGATACAGAGGGAGTAGGACTTGCCCCAAATGGTCATGGGTTCGCAGGGCAGTTGCCCGCCGCCTTCCGCCAGGTTGAGGTCGAAGGCACCCTTCATCTGGTCGACGTTGGCTTTCACCTTGGTCTTGAGTTCTTTCTTGGCTTCCTCGACCTTCTTTTCCCAGGTGGCGATGGCGTCATCCCAGGTGCCGGGCGTGGGTTCCTTGAGTTCGCCGCCGGGGCCTTCGGGGCCGGTGGAGCAGTTCTCTTTCGCCGGGTCGCATGTACCGTTGCCATCGCCGCCCGTGCCGCTGCCGTCACCGTCGCCGCTACCATCGCCCCCGCCGTTGCCGTCCCCTCCCCCGCTGCCGTCGCCGCCATTGCCGGTGCCGCCGTCGTTGCCGCCGCCGTTGTTGTCTCCACCGCCATTGCCATCGCCGCCGCCGTCGCCATCACCGCCCGGCGTGGTTGGGTCGGTTGGATCCGTGGGATCGGTCGGGGTCTTGACGCAGGTAGTCCCCGACCACGACCAGCCGGGCGGGCAGCCGGGATCGTTCGGGTCGGAGGGATCGGTGTTCGGGGTGTCGGGTGGGTTCAGCGAATCGCCGGTCTGCGCGAAGGTGTAGGAATCGGCACCGCAATTCTGTCCGGTGCCCTTGAGGATGTAATTGCAGAAGCCGGTCGTGGTGGAGCCTTTGACCAGATAGCAACTGGCCGGGCTGGGGTTGCCGCCGTACTCGCAGCTTTGATAACAGGCGCTCGGTGCGCCGCCGTCGCCCACATAGTTCCGCCCGCCCGAGGTGACTACCGGCGAGTCCGGCCCCTTGGCCGGGAACAGTTCGCCTTCCTTGCATTCTTCGGGCGGCGGTTTGCAGGCACCGTCGGCGGGATCGATCTCTTGTTCCGGAGGGCAGCTATCGCCAGTCAAGATGGCAGCCGACGGCTCCCAAGTAATTCCGCCAGAACCCGAAACACTGCACTGAACTACGTCGTAGCTCAGCTTGTTGATTTTCTTTAGCCAGTTGGCCGACGTGTTATCGAAGTAGTACTGGCACGCCGCCGTATAGGATGGAAAGAAGGCCGTGGGCTTTCCGGGGATGGAAATCTTCCATTGGTAGAAGTCCGCGCTCGCCAAGGAATGCCACAGCAACGAGACCAGCAGGCCCAGCAGCGGAAGAAGCCGGCCAAGGCCGGAACGTGCGTTGTTACTCATCCAGTCACCCATGAAAAAGCCCCCTGCCGGAAACTCCGGAGGGGGCTTCCGCCTCGGTCTGTTCGGTTAGAAGAATTCGCCGGTCCGGTACCCGGTGATGAAGGCGCCGGCGAAGAACGCCCCCAACCACACCGACCAGAGCACCCGTTACGCCTTGCGCAACATGCTGTAGATCAGGCCGGCAACGGCCAGGATCACCAGGGCGCCGACGATGTAGCCGCCAATGGCCTTCATATCGCCCTGCCCATCGGTGATCGCCGATTCCACCGCGCTGGTGTCGATCACCCCGGCGAGGGCCGGCAGCGAAGTCGCGGCAGTGACGGAACCGGCGATGCACAGGTTGCGGAACGAGGCGACCGGGCTGAACTTGGCGATGCGTTGCTTCATTGCTTTCATGGTGTTTCCTCTCTACTTGGCTTTACGAAGAAGTGACGCGACCCAGCCAATCAAAAGCCCCGTCACGAACGATCCCAGGACGCCAGCGGCACCGATGCCGAAGGCTTCCGGGGAGAAACCACCGTTGACCAGGATGTCCACGTATCCAGCGGCCTCGGGCGGAATCAGGTAGGCCTGTTGCCATGCGAGTTCACGACACGCCATGAAGCCCTCGGGGGTCGAGGTCCACGCGGTACACACCTGCACAGCGACAACGCCTGACATAGCGATCAGTCCTCAAACAGCCAGGGAGGCCGCTAGGCCGTCGATCCAGCCCCAGGCGTAGCCGGTGGCCAGACCTACCGCGAACAGCGAGAGATAGCGGAGCATCGCGGCCTCCTACGGCTTACGCCTTGGCGTCCGGGGACTTGTCTTGTTTGTCCTGGCCCTGCGGCTGCTGGGCCGGACGCGGGGCTTGGGCCTGTGCTTGCGGGCGGGCCGGGGCTTGGGCGGTCGGCGCCATCGGCTTGCCGCCCACGGCCAGCAGATCCACAAGGACTTGGGTATTGGTGATCCGGCCGAAACGGTCTTGGGTCGGGCGGACCACGCTGGCGAACTTGCAGAGCACCGGCTGGCCTTCGAAGACGATGGCGTCCAGCAGGGTCGGCTCGATGTTGTATTCGCTGATCTCGAAGCCCTTGGCGTTGCCACGGGCACCTTCCGGGATCGGGGCGATGGATTGGACCGAGGCGTAGATTTCCCCGGTCTTGGTCGAGGTATAGGTGTCGGTCTTGGTGACCCACAGTTCGACGACGCCGCCTTGGGTTGCAAACATGTTCATCGGTGTTTCTCCTTCAATTCGCCTTTTTCGGCGTGAGTTAGCCCGCTGCTGCAATTCGGCTCATGTGCCGGTGATTCAGCGGAAGTGATTGCTTAGGAAAAGAAGAGCCTTTTTTACCGAGTTTCAGCGAGTTCTAGTGGAGCTATATCAACACAGATAAAGCGCCTAAAATCGTTTCTGAGGAAATATCAAGCTACTGAACTTATTGAGCAACAAAGTGCAGTAACGAGCATTTCGATTTTCGCCGAAATGAATAACTTTCAAGTCTGTTAACACCAAGGGCTCTGCCCTTGTCATCCCGCTCTTGCCGCCGAGGGCTCGGGAGCGCGGGGCGGAGGAGCTGCCCCACACTCCCCAGCGGAGGCTGTTTCAGGGGGGAGGCGTTCAAGGGTGCGCTCCGCCCGTGCTTCCGTTCGCCGGAACGGTAAAGCTGTTCCGACGAGCCGGGAGCGCGGCCCTTGACCGGATCGGCCACGGTGCGGGCGGCTTGGATCAGGCAGAGCAGGAGCAGCGCTTTCAAGGTATCAGCGAGCATGGGTCAGCCCTCCAGGATACGCAGCAGGTCCTGCTGCTGGGGGTGAAAACTCACAGATTCTGGTTCTGCCAAGGCCCGCATCACATAACGGCCCCACTGCTCGGCCATCGCCTCGGCGATACCGATATAGGTCCGGCTACGGTCCTTCCAGCGGTCAGGGCCTGGCGCCATGTAATGCACGACCGGAGAACGTCCATCGACGATACGGGTCGGCTCCAGAAGCGGCAGGTTCTGCAACCAGAGGTGCGTTTCCTTGCGCTCGCCATGTCCGAACATCCAGGGCTGGATGATCTGGTCCGGCTTGCGAATATGGCTGGAGATCACAGACTTGGGGTTCTCCAGTGCCTTGAATCGAATAGGCGCCGACAGCAGGGTACGAACGAACTTCAGGGCACGTGCCTGACGACCGTCAGCAATCTTCTCGGGAAACCAGCGGGCACCCGAGGTAGCCAGGTCAGTGCAGGGCGGGTGAGCAATCAGCAAATCCCACCCCCAGTCCAGAATTTCCAGGACATCCCCCTGGACGTGTTCCCCTTCGGTTTCCGAAGGCAGCAGATCGCAGCTCACGGCGTAAAAACCAACCCGGGCCAGTGCATCGCGGACACGCCCGGAGAACTCGCAGGCAATCAGTGCGGTTGGCTGTCTCATAAGGCAGTCACTCCAGGACGAAAGGTTTGTGCAGTCGAACGCCGGGCGTGGGTTTCCCGCTGTCGTACACAACGTGCCAGTACTTCGGCGGACGCCGGGACGGGTCGTGTTTCGCGCAGAAGGAACGGGGACGGCAGAACCAGCGGCCATCTTCCAGATAGGGCAGCCCAGGGGGCCGGCAGTCCGGACACGGCGACGGGTTGTGCAATGGGATGGCCTGCCTTGCGGACCAGCACACAGAGCAGGCGCAGTCCGGGGCGTGGGTCTGGCGTAGGTAGTAGGGACTGGCGGCCATGGTTCATGCCCTCACCCCACGGATGCGGTAAGCCTGGCGGGCGAGTTCGCGGGTCAGGCCGAAGGAGCGGCGAGCTTCTTCTTCGGTCGGGAAGACAGCCACCGACTCTTCGACCCAGCGCTGGCATTCCACGCGGGAACCGCCCTGATGGACACGATGCCAGCGACGTTGCCGGGTCGGGCCGTGGAAGGTGCAAATCTCTACGAGGTACTTAGTCACCGTCGTAATCCCCCTGGCAGAAGATCGACTTGCCCCGGTCGAGGTCACGGCGAATACGGTGCAGGTTCACCACGCGGCGACGGCCAATCTTGGCAGTCGGAATCGTCTTGGTTTCCACCCAGCCCCGCACCACGTCTTCCGTGATGTCTTCCAGACCCAGCATCTGCGCGAAGACCGCCTGCAAGCAGAACGGCGCGGTGCGGAAGTCCGTGACCTTTTCTACAGCACCTGTAACGGTGAACCCCACTATTCCAGACTCTTCCATGGTTTTGCCCTATAATCGATTCAAACAGTCGACTCATATATCTTGAGTCAAATTATTTGAAAAGAACATAGCGAAACGCTCCGGAAAATTCAAAATATTTGAGCAAAATACATATATCAAATGAGCACAATAAATGACAGGGTTAGAACCGTAGCGTCTATAGCTGGAATGGACCGCTTGGTACGAGAAACCCACATCGGCTCAAACCGATGGCGGACGGTGCTCTACAATAGAGATATTCGTATCAGCACAGATGAAATTGAGGCATTAGGAAAAATCTTTCCTCAATTCCGCTGGTGGATAGTAAGTGGCGAGATAGCACCGGAAATTGGCCAGACAAGCCCGGAAGAAGCGGTCAAGTCCACCAGCAAAAGCGTCGGTTAAAGACGCATCTGGCACCCAGGGAGGGGATATGAAAGTTAAAGTTATAACAGTAGCCGTTCCAAATAGTATATGACTGTAATTAAAGATAGTTTAGAGCTTGCGCGAATATCATCTCGTGCATTCGGGCGCCCTGCCTTCGCAGCATTAGCACGTGGAGGCGATCCTCGGAAGATATTTAAAGCCCTATATGACGCCGAGCTCGTTTCCTCAAATCAAAGCGTCAGCACTCTTTTTGAGAATGCATTTAGCAACCTCCGCTCAAATTATAGAAATGAATACATCTACAAATGTGCAATAACCAATAAAATAGTATTTGGAAAGCACAGCCCCAGAACCGCCTCAATTTCTCTAGAACTTCCAATTGGAAAGTCAATTGTTGATGCCGCAATATTTAACGGCACCTCCACTGCCTATGAGATAAAAACGGAATTCGACTCCCCCAAAAGGCTTTGCACTCAGACCCCCGACTATCTTCGTGCTTTTGACAAAGTATTTATAGTTACGCATCCAGATTACGCCTCCAGCTACCTAAACAACTCTGATGAGCGCGTTGGAATTCTGACAATAGACCGCAACGACAGAATCAGAGTAATTAAAGAAGCTATTGAAAATAAACAGAACATCGACACTCGAACTATATTTAGAGCATTGCGCAGAGAAGAATACATTACTGCTCTAGAGAAGACCCTAAAAATCAAAATTGAAAAGCCAAACGGAACAATTTCCGGCTATTGCGAAGAGCTGTTTTCAAAGCTCAGCAAACAGGACGCACATAGAATATTTGTGCACTCAATGCGAAAAAGAACAACTGACATAGAAACAGTTGATTTTATAAGCTCGCTTCCAAGCCACTTGCGTGTCCTCGGATACTCGACCCCACTTTCTAGGCCGCAGCGCCAGAAAATACTTAGTACCCTTAGCATGTAAATCCAAAATCATTACCAAGGAGTGGAAATGTATAGCCCATACCTCTATGCGCGCGCCTCTGAGCTTTTAGCCTTACGAGCGCTGATAAAAAACAAGGTCGATCTACAACACTTAATCCCGATCATCGAACCCGTAGTTTTAAACAGTGAGCGGGTCCAGAGATGTATGCGGGAATTCGGAGAAGCGAAGGCCAGCCTAATAGTTGTAATCAATCCTGCCCAGCACGAATTCCACGAAAGTTCAGAAGCACAGATAAACTTCCGCACCGAAACCATTGACCTCTTCAACGCACATAAAAGCTTAATTCCTGGCTATATTGTTAACTCGCAATCGACAAAGAAAAAAATTGAAAGATTCTTTTCCTTCTATCCGGATAGGCCAGTAGCACTCTTATACAACAGCTCGCCGCTTTCGCAGGACGAGTTCAAAAGCATCGTAAGCAACAAGAATATAATTCACCACATTTCGATAAACGAAAGAATCAGCTCAATGCAAGTATCGTTAATTCCAAAATCAAAATTTATCGAAGTCAGAGACAACTTCAACAAGCTTAAGAAGAATGCGGATTACGATGGTGCAGAATTCTTTACGGATCGTCACAAGGAAGTTGGCGATACGCTCCAAGGAGTGGGTGATTACACTATAACGGGACGTTCATTAGAAATTGGCGGCGGACGACCTGGAGCAGTCGCAATCCATGCCACATACGAAAAAAAGAACTCTGACATTTGGGTAGAACATTTCGTCTCAGATGAGACTGATCGTGATATGGGCGACGCTTCATCAAAATTCCTAGAGGCCGCTCGGAAATTAGTGGCAGCAATTTCAAAGCGCCCGGGGGAATTTGGAAACGATGCCGCCCTACAAGCCTACAAAGATCATGTTGCGAACGATACGTTCCCCGGATTACCCAAGAACAAAGAGTACCAGATCTACCATCATATTTGTCTCATGCTGAAAGCTCTTCCCAATACAAAATAGGGAATAAAAAGGCTCCAAAATGGAGCCTTTCCTATTAAAGATGACGTAAAGAGATAATGAGCCCAGGAGAGTTAATCCTGAGAAAATTATTCTTCTCAAAACCAAGCTGATCCTCTGAGACAAGTGATTGCCCATCTGAAACTAAAGACTCGCAAAACTTTACAAATGCCATCGGCAAAGGGAAGAAGTCTGCACCAACCCTTAAGGAGTTCACACCACTAAATTGAATATGAGACTCACAATGTGCAGCAACACCTCGATCATAATCAAATCTAATATGCGATGTATTCGATGGCTTTACTCCCTTAAACTCCATGACCTCCGTCCAATTATAAAGATACTCATAGAGATCATCATCCTCCCTATCCAGCGCCTCGTCAGCCGCCGCATAAAGATCATCCAAGCTATCCATGGTTTCCAGTGGCCTAGGATAGTAGGCCAAGCGAGCCTTGCTCAGCCCACCCTCTAAATCAAAACTATAATAAAATTGAAAGAAAGAACCATCAGAGAGAAGAATTGAATAATCTTGGCGATCCAGCAACGACTGATATTCCAAGGGATAATAAACCCCTTTTAATATTCCAGGCCTTCGACCGCTCCAACTAATATATTTCTCCGCCTCATTTAGTAGAATATTATCTACCTGAGTTACACCTTGCATTCTGTTAAGGACATTTCTAACTCCTTGACAAGCCTGAGCAAAATTCATTTCGCCCCTCGCTCTTGGTCTAGAATTAGGTCGCGAAGCTCTGGATTAGCACGGAGCAATTCCATGAACTCCTGAATCTTATCCAGCTCTTTATCGGACTTATCAAGGAAAGATTTTGTATTCTTTACACGACTAGGGCTAGGGCATATAAATTTGAACATAGGGAAATCGCGCTTTATCGATTCAATTTCCTCTACTAGCCCCTGCATAGCAGCCCCGTAACCAGTAATGTAACACCACCCTCTAGACCTTGTAACCGCAACAAAGAATGCGTTTCGCATCCTCAGAGTGAAATCATCTGATACACGCTGAGCATTTACCACAAAAACTATATTGGCCTCATTCCCTTTAGCCCGGAATGGTGTCGTCAGAGTGACAAATCCGCTCGGTTTAAATACATCGGCGCTCTCGACATATCCAGGAATAACAGATTTTACCCCAACCCCGACCAACTCGCGCTGAATAGCTAACATTGAGTTCTTGTTGTTGCCTGGACTCAAATTGATGACAATTATCTCTTCAGGCGCAACTCCATTCTCCATTATCAGCCGCTGTATCTTTTCAGCAAGATAATTTAACTGCTGCTGATCGGAATCAAATCTTTCCGCCCGAACTAAGTTTAACGGCCGCTTACCATTATCTCTTAGAATTCCTTCCAAGAGATTCTTGCTATTGGCATCTGGGCGCTCTATCTCAACCTTATCGCCTTCAGAAATCAATAACCCCTGAGGCTCTACTACACTATAACCAATCGCGTTCCACTCTGCAGAATGGTAAAACATTTCAGATTGGCGACTGGAATAAAGCCCCATAGCTATTCCGTGAGCCGTCATTAGAACTGGCCGGGGAGTTCGATAACAGTTCGGCAATACGAAGTCTTTAGGGATATCGCCTTCATAACGTCCATTAAGGATGGAATCCGGCAGATTAGGATGACCATTGCCATCTACACCAAACAGCTCAGACGGCCCTTTAATTACAGTGTCACGCAAAGATTGGAACTCGTCATACGCCCAAATTATGCGTTTAGCCGCACCCTCACCCTTGGTTATTCTATAAGCAACCTCAAAAACCTCATTGGGAAAATCCTGCGCTTCATCAATTAGCACCAAATCATATTCAGGAACTAAAAGATTACCAGCTCGCTCAAGCAGATCCTTATAAATAAACTTTAAGGAATCACCCTTACCTCTAGCATCTGCCAAGGTTAAAGGTGTTATCCCTAAACTTTGGCAAAGAGTAGAGTAAAGCCCTGGTTTCTGCCTTCCCCCCCAAGCATGGAACACATTAAGTTTTGAATCGAAATCCGGAGTCTTCTTTGCCTCCAGAGTATAGTATTTAGTTATCAAATTTTGCACATGCTGATACAGACTCTGCGTATTGAACAAGTACAAAATCTTATAATCTTTGAATCTCTTATGCGTAATAGCTGCCTTTAGGCAAAGGACGATTGTTTTCCCAGTACCCGCTAATCCACGAATTCGCTGTGGACCTGGAGGCAACTGCATAGCAGCCAGCCGTTGAGACTCGTCTTGCTTAAAGGTAGTTCGTAATGATTTCTGAATATAGTCGTTTACTGTTTCTAGGCGCTCATCCTCAATGATCGCCCTCTTTGTTTCATATATAAACGTTCCTTCAATAAGAGAACAGACACGCCCTATCTCTTCGTCGGAAGAATTGTAACTCAGCTCAACGCCATTGAGACTCTGCTCAAGAGCGTCAAAAGAAATCCCTTCTACAGCAGTTTCGTCTGAATTTACAAAGGCACTAATTTGCTCACTTGAATTAGTGCAAAAAACCACAAAACTGCGCACCGGAACTTTGATAGATTTGGATTTTCTATCATACAAATTCGGGTCGTTCTTTAACCTACTAGCAACTTCATCCTCATAAATTTCCAGAGTGAAAACTCGAGAAGGCAGCAATTCGCCGCTTTCTAACTTCCAATACTCTGCGCCTTCACTCTCCAAAACATCTACCAGCCGATCCTCTACAACATCGACCAATATTATTCCAAACTCTTTAGTAACCAATATAAAAGACGGGACATCTGCATCGGATGCACGCCCTAACGTTGTCAATTTATAGCCAACGTAGCCATGACACTTAGAAAAAACTCTCTTAATCACCTCCGCGACTCGAAAATGAAACGGCTTATTCTCAAGCGCAAGCGATCCAGATAAAAAATAAAATGTCTCCGCCATATTACACCCCACTCCCTTAAACAAGCGTTCTTCACGCTTTACCTCTATCAATTTTGCTCATATTAGACCAAAAATGAGACTTTAACCACACCCAAAATAAGTTCTAATAGACCAATCACACCCAGCGCCATGAATCAATAACAGGCACAGCGAACAGCCTAATATCTGCCCCTCATCAGAATTACCTCCAGTCCATTTCAACTTCCTACAAATTCAGGATAGCTATTCTTCTGAAATTTAAAAATTTGGTTGCCTATCCCTAATACGAATAAAACACTTTGTATAACTGATTTAATTTTACTTTCAGATCAATCAGAGATACTGCTCCGGTGGCCACACAGCCCCCCCCCGGAAGAGCCCACTCCAGCCTTCCTTGCATGGCAAAATTGGAGGGAGATTTACGACCACTCAGGCCAAACCACCGAACAACTTTTTCATCTCTTCGCCCCCCGTTCGGCTTGCCACGCGAGCAGGAGTGGAGCCGAGTTCTTTTTCGGTGTGCGGCGAAGCCCCTAGTTCAAGCAAACGACGAGCAGCCGCCACATGGCCACAAGCGACAGCTGTCAGTAAGGGAGTGGCATCCAGATCGCCCTTCGCGTCTACCTCGGCCCCTTGAGCGGCCAGTAGATCTATCGCCTCGACATCGCCCCAGAAAGCAGCCAGGTGCAACGGCCGGTCTCCTCCCATCCCTAAAGAGTTCACATCCTGAGGTGAAAAGTCGACCAAATGGATATCCGAAAAAATTTCCATTAGCTCTTCAAGATCGCGCCATTTTCGACGTGCGGGGAAAAGCACACGCACCCGCCTCCAATAAAACTCTGTCTTATCCGATGCAGCTTTGAACTCTTCATACAACTCAGCGGAAACACCGAAATGCCACCAGACTTGGTCATTCGTCCAAGCCACTTCCAGGCAACAGCCTTTCGACCTGTAAGCCACATCAATGACAAAATAGTCTCTCTACCACCTGCAACCTAGCTGCATCTGTCGGGGTCAATCTGGCCTTCCCTGGATGCCCGAATTCGAGGTGACTACATCATAGCGCCAGAGTGAAACAGTGAGATTGAGCCAGCTAACAGCCGCTCTGAAAGCCCCGAAACATGGGCATCTGAGGAGGAGTGATGGCCACTTCATGCG